ATAATTAATTCATTAATATTTATATTAACTATTTTATTAAATAATAATTAATTCATTAATATTTATATTAACTAATTTATTTTAAAAAATGTTAAAAAGATGGTATTTATAGTATTGATGGTATTATTTTTTACAAAAGATGGTATTGGATGGTATTTAATGGTATTGGATGGCGAGCCTTTTATCACCTGTGTATAATACCATTAATACCATCTTTTTACGTACACATAAGAGAAAATAAAAATAATAAATGAGATTTTCTTTTCGTGGATGCGCGTGAGGAAAAAATGCAAAAGTTGGTATTGATGGTATTTTCCCCTGTGTCTATAAGGGACGCCATCTATTTTTAGTTGGTATTTTGATGGTATTGGATGGTATTATTTCTGTACAGAAATCAAGATAAAAATTGCCTATTTTTTAGGCAGTCATGTGTGATTTACGAATTTAAGTTTTATCTGTGCATCATACGATTTTCTTTGTGGATATGTCAATAATAAATTTTTGAATTAATAAAAATATTTTTTAGTTTTTTGTTAGGAATAATTTTATAACTAGATTTTGATTATAAAGCACAGAAGTTTAAACAATACACACAGTTTTTAGACATTTTAAACCACCATAGGAGCGTAAGTTTATTCAAAATGATAAAACATACATTAGAAATAAACTTACGCTCCTATGGTGGTTTAAAACTCGTCATTTGATTATTTAGGTAAATTTGATATTTAGATAGAAATGTGTTACATTAAGTCGTTATATGAATTTTTTTTTGTAAAAATTGGATTAATTTTATGTTATTAAATGATAAAAAAGATATGTGGATAAATTTAGATAAGAAAAAACCGATGTTTGAAGAAAAAACCATATTTGAGAGAATAAATGAATTAGAAAATAAATTAGCAAATGTTGAACTTGAAAACACAATATTAACAAGCAATATAAAAATACTTTTTGAAATAATAAATTGGTACTAGTATTAAATGATTAAAATCAACATATCTCAAAACCATATAAACAAATATACTTCTACTGAAGATAAAAAATTTAAAAAAGTCTATGATGAAAGGGATAGGATAAATGATAACGCTAATCGTAGAATATTCATTATTAACGATGATAATTTTGACAAATTAAAATTAAAGCAAAAACAAATGAAAAAGAAGAAATTATTTGAAGATTTGGAATATATAAAACAATATGGTTATATTGGCTGTGTTGGATTAGCTGGTAGATTATGATAAATGTCAGAGATTGAATTTGAATTAACAAAATGCAATAATCAGTTAAAACATCATAAAAATGAAATTGACGTTTTAAAAGAAAATCAAAAAAAGTTAGAATTAGGTTTTAAACGTATTTCAAATATTCTATATATTCAAAAAGAAGAGTTTTCTAGTTTAATGAGTAAAAATGCAAGCTTACAGGAAAAATTAAAAAAGAAAATAAATAAAAAAGAGCTTTCTTGCATGCAGGAAGTAGAATTTACAGATGAAAATATTGCTAAAGTTCAAGAAATGGCAATCTGTATGACTAAAGAACAGATTGCCAGACGATTCAATATGTCTTTACAAACATACATTAATAGAGAGGAAAAAATACCTGCGCTAAAAGCTGCTTTTGAAATAGGACAAGGTACTTTTATGGCAGAAGTATCAAACATATTAGTTCAAAATATAAGGTCTGGTTGTAAAGCAAGTTTGTTTTATTATTTGAACAATAGAATGAAAATGAAAAAAGAAGATGAAGCAACCAACATCACAATAACACAGGAATTCTTGAATAAACCATTAAAAATTATTAATAGTGATGGTAATTATGAAGAAGAATTAATGGATAAATATCATAAGAAAATAATGTCTATTTCTGTTGTAAAAAACAATCCTTTAGAAGATGAACAAATTTGATATTTATAATTTAGAGCATTGGGAAAATAAACTTTACGAACCTATATCATATAAAGTTTTACATGGTGGGCGTATGTCTATGAAATCCACGTCTGTTGTAAAAGCACATTTGCGATTATCTTTTAATAAAGAATTTATGGGGAGAAAAATAGTCGCAGGTAGAGAGTATTTAGGCGACATTAAGGACAGTGTGCATGCTTTGTACATGAGAGTAATTGACGGAGTAGAGGAATATAGAAATTTCTTTCACATCACAGATACTTACATTGTAAATAAATTAACAGGTGTTGAAATACTTTTTAAAGGTATTAGAGACTATAGGACATCTGGTATAAAATCAGTTGAGAATATTGGTATTTTATGGCTTGAAGAGGGATCATTCATTAGTAAATATGCTTGGGATATAGTAGACAATACACTTAGAGAACAAGGGTGTGAATTGTGGGTAACAATGAACCCTGAAAATGAAACTGATTTTTTATATCAAGAGTTTATTGTAAATGGTAAAAAGAAATACGGCGAAGATTTATTTATTAAACAATTAAACTGGTATAATAATCCACATTTAAGCAGTGATGCTATAGCTAAAATCGTTAGGATGAGAGAAAACGATTTTAATACATATATGCACGTTTATGGAGGTGAATGTTTAATAAATACTGAAAAACACGTATTTAGAAATGAGTTTTTTGTAATACAGGAATTTGAAGAACCACAGGGGATATTTCCTTACTATGGGCTTGATTTTGGCTGGACTGATGCAAGTGCTGGTATTAGATGCTATATTCAAGATGAAAACCTTTATGTATCACATGAATTTAAAAAGTCACATATAAGTGTTGATTGTCTTGGTGAAGAATTAGAAAAAGTACTTAAGGATTACAGGAAAAAGGGAAAATATACCATAACAGCAGATAGTTCAAGCCCTGATTTGATAAATTTACTTAATAAATATGAATATCCTTGCAAACCTGCAATTAAAGGTAGGGGATCAATTGAAGCAGGTATAACTTATATTAAGACATTTAAAAAATGCTATGTTCATCCAAGATGTCAAGAGTTCTTGAAAGAAGTTTATAACCTTAAATACAAAACTGATAGACATAGTGGTCAAATTAAGGATGAGATAGAAGATAAAAATAACCATTTAGTTGATTGTTTACGTTATAGCCTTGAGGATTGTATGAAGAACAGATACAATGATGATTTCAAATATAAGAATATTGTTGATAATACAATCTGGGTATAAAAATGGATACAAACACTCTTAGGATATTTTCTTTTTGTGGTGGCGGCACTAAGGGTTACGGCTCTAATCGTTTTATGCAAAAATTTCTGCATCAATGGGGAATACCGCAAGCTGATTTCTGGAAATATGTTGATGTTATGTGTGGAACAAGTATTGGAGCGATACTTGCTTCTGGTTATTCATTTGGTAAAACTCCTGATTATATGGAAAGTTTTTTTTTAAATGATGCCAAACGTGTATTTACTATCAGGACAGCGGCAGACGTAGCTTCTGGTAGTCATAATGCAAGCGAGGATTCGAATAGACCGAGTGTATTACAGAAATTAGGATTAATTGCCACTGACGACCCTTTTTATAAATCGTCCTTTGAGGATTCAAACTATGGGCATAACATACTCCATCAAGTTCTTGTAGATAATTTCGGTAGCAATACGCTTGCAAACTTAAAAATTCCTGTTGTTATACCATCTTTTGAGGAAGATATGAAAAGATATGTTGTTTTTTCCAATTTTAATGATTCTTCATATTTTATTGGAAATAACGAAAGTATAGTAAATGTTTGTAGAGCATCAAGTGCGGCACCTGTTTATTTACCAGCTCATAATTTCAACGGACATTTTTATAGTGATGGAGGAGTATATGCTAATGATGCAATATTAGCGGCAATTAATGTAGGATTAAGTGTAAAACCACATGCTAATAGAATAGTTATAATCGACGTTGGGACTGGAATAGGCAATATGAGTTTTGATGGCAGTGCTGAGGAGGAGGGTATATCTCACGCAGCAGTTAGATTGTTTGAAATTATGAATGTTGCTATGACAGGAGGGGAAGAGTGGAGTAGATATAATTTAGATTATTTAAGTAATAGGCTTAGCAGAGATGTTTATTACTATAAGTTTCAACCTAAATTTTTAGATAATTTTCCTAATGAGTTAGATAACAGTACGCCAGGGTGGTTTAGTCAACTTGCTGATTTGATAGATAATCATTATGCAAATGAAAGTGATAAGATTTCAAGTATATTAGCTCGGCTACTTGCATGAGGTATGAACGTTTATATAATTTTATTTCTCCTGTAAGCGGTAAATTACCGATAGATAGAGGATATATATTATTAGGTGACAAAGTAGGAAGATCTTTTGCATCACCAGTTCTAATTGATGTACGCCAAGATATTATAGATTTAAAAAGACAAATAGGTGGTTTTGAAGAATTAAAAAAATTAGAACATAATTTAATATGGATAGGTGATTATGATAATGAACCTATAGCACAACTTAATATAGGCGTTATAAATTTACCACCTTTAACTGAGGCAGTATTTCCAAATCCAATAAGTCCAATTATTGGCGATTTTAGAATACCTAACCCTACTTTTGACTATTTATCACCTTTTGATTGGGTAATGTCTGGGCCTTTTTTACCACAGATTTATGCTACTAAGTATGATACAATGGGCAATCCAATAGGAACAGATATCTCGTCATCTTTAGCTATGACACAGGTAAGAGCAGCACAAATAATGAAGCGGTTTGATAATGCCAATTTTATTGTTGGAAGTTCTGTTGTAGAATTTAATTGGGAAAACCCAAAAATGTATCTTATTCCAGAACCATTAAAACAATTATACGGGCTTGGAACAACTTATACCTTTACTAAGGCTCAATCACTTGGAGCATTAGAAACAGGATTACTTAAAAATATTGTAAATAATGAAAAAGGTACATTATCCAAGGCTATTTCAGGTGAGGATTATGTTAATACTGCTGATATTCCTATTGGCAAATTAGTTGTACTAGACCCATTATATCCTCTTTCTGGACACAAATTGATTGCTCCGACAGATTTTAGCACAAGAGGAAATACTGCCTTAGAATTTGGTTATCCTAATGCTAATACAATTAATATATTAACTGGTATTGCGAGCAGTTTTACTAAATTAGCTATAAATAGTATAGCAGCTGGTTCATTAATTAAAATAAGTGATAATTTTAACGAATTAATCCCTGCTGTAAAAGGAACTGATTATGTTGCTCCTGATGATATTAATACTAAAATTGAACAAATAACAAAAATTGTAAAATTACTTGTCGGCGTTAAAGATACTGTAGATTTTTTTAGTATAACAATAGAGCAAGCAAGTAATTTAAATAAGATTGTAAAAACCATAGGTGGTGTTAAAGACACTATAGATATGGTAGATGTTACTTTCTCAGAAGCTAGTAAACTGGCAGATGCTGTTAAAAATGCGGTAGGTTTAGCAAAAACAGCTGAAATAGCTGCTACAGCAACTAAAGCAGCTGATATTTTTGAAAAAATGGCAAGTTTAGCTGCTATGGAAGAGCAGATTGCAGCTCTAGCAGGAGTAGAAGCTATAAGTATTCTTGGGACTATTTTAGGTTTTATAGGTGTAGCTGTAGGAGGTAAAGCTTATGGAGATTATATTCGAGGTCAATTATTAAACGTAAAAAATAAGTGGTATAGTGCTGATTTAAACGATGAGGGACATAATGCCGTTGGTGATTATGAATTTAGGTTTCCATCAGGTTATAGTTCAGATGATAGGGGTTATAGTACATTATGGTTTGATTCAGACGGTAGGAGTGATGTCGATAAAGCAGAAGCGGGTTTGCGTTTATTTTCTTGGGATAGCGGTGGTGATCATTTAGGCTTTGATTCTCCTATTGCTCCACTTCATATAGGACTTTTTGGTTATCAAAATAAATATCATACATGGCCTTTTCCTAATCCAACAGCTAAATATAAAGGTTTTATCTTTAGTATACCCGATTTTCACAATGAATCTAGTAGTGATGATTATTACAGATTCCCTAAAAGATTTGGTTTATACGATGTAACAAGAACAATTGGCACGTGGACATCAAATAAATTTGGATGGGATAGCAAAGAAACCATATTTGAATACGACTATAACAATTTTAATTTTTATAAAAAGGTAGTATTAAAGGAATATACGAATTTTGAAAAAGAAGCTGATTTTCAAAAAAATGTTAGATTTTTAGGAAAAGGAGCTATAAAACTTCCAGTTGGTAATATTTCCGAAAGACCTAGTGATTTTGGAGTAGGTATGATAAGATATAACACAGAAATATAGGTAAAAATATGGCAGAAATAATTATTCCGGCAAAACCGGGTGGATATGAAGTAGGTTATTCTAATGGTGTATTTGAATTAGCAACTATTAATCATGTTTTAAGTATTAATAGACAAATAGCGCCTGTAATAGCTGCTAGCAGTACTAATTTAACTGCTACATATGCTAATGGTACTAACGGGGTTGGAGCGACATTAACTAATTTAGGAACACAAACAACTTTAACTATTGATGGTTTAGCTTTAGTTGTTGGTAACAGGGTTGTAGTCAAAGATCAAACAATTAGTTCTCACAATGGGATATATACGGTAACAAATATAGGTGGGGCTACTGTAAATTGGGTATTAACAAGAGCTGATGATTATGATGCTATAAGTAGAATTAGAATAGGAGATATAATTCCTGTTGTTAGTGGTAATACCAACAAAATAAGTTTATTGATGTTGACCTCAAATGTAACTTCTATTGGAACAAGTGATTTTATTTTTGAAAGTATTAGTAGTAATTCTTTAATAGCTATAACAGGAACTACAAATCAAATTAATATAGATATAGTTGATGGTGTAGCTACTGTAAAATTAGCTGATAATCCAATAATACCTGGAACAGGAGCAGTTACTATTCCTGTAGGTACTAATGCTCAAAGACCTATTAATCCTACAGTAGGAATGATCAGATATAATACTGATTTATAAAAAATAATACTGATTTATAAAAAATAGGTTATGGGTAAATTAGAGTCTTTTGATGGAACAAATTGGCAAACAATAAAAAACTCATTATCAATAGAGTTAAAGGGTGATGTAACCGGTATTTATAATAATACAAACGGATACATAGATACAACCATTACAAAAAACCTAAAAAATCTAGATGGAGTATGGAGATTAGATTTTTTAGGTATTGGTATTTACACAACTAGAATTTATGGTTCTTTTGAGTATAATTTCAATGCTACGTCTAGTGTAGGTTCTACTATTTCACATATTTATAAAGGAAATAGTTCTTTAGAAGATATGTTTTTTAATATTATAAGAACTGTAGGTGAAATACCTTATTTTGAATTTAAATATGGTAATACTTCATTATTTACCATAAATACTACATCTATTGATATAAACAGTAAAAAATTAATTAATGTATCAAATGGAATAAATAATACTGATGGTATAAACTTAGGTCAATTAAATCAAGCGACTTTTAAATTACCAAAACAATCTTGTCAATGTGCTACTACAAATAATTTAGCAAATATATCAGGTGTTATATCATACACTTATAGTAATGGAAATTCTGGTATAGGAGCAACTATCTCATTAAATATGCAAAGTAATTATCAAATTGTCATTGATAATTATGTACCAAGAATTAACGATAGAATACTTGTAAAAGATCAACCTTTGAGTAAGCATAATGGGATATATATTTTAACAACTCTCCCGTCTGCATCAACTGTAATATTAACTAGAGCAATTGATTATGATTATATTGGTAAAATAAGTCAAAATGATTTTATAGATATAATTTTTGGAAATACTAATGGTAAAACACGTTTTAATCAGACAGAATTAGATAATATAACAGTTGGTGTATCTTCCATAATATTTTCAAAAGTTAATCCTAAAGACTGTTTATTAGGAATAAACAATTTATCAGATTTAACAAACATTACAACAGCACGTTTTAATTTAAATGTTTATACTTTAGCTAATCCTAGTAGTAGTGGGTTAACACTTTCCTTAAATACAACAACAATGACTGCTACTTTTGGATTGAATGCAGAATTAAATGCGTTAAGTAATTTTTCTAATACAGGATTAATTACAAGAACTGGAAGTAATACTTATGTTGGTAGAACATTAATAGCTGGAACAGGAATAAGTATAACTGATGGTAATGGTGTTAATGGAAATCCTACTATTAGTCTTGGAACTGTACCAATTAGCTCATTATCAGGTTATCCAACAAGTAGTTCTGTTTATTTAAGAGGTGATGGTACATGGAGTATACCACTTAATTCAGGTGGAACAGTTACATCAATTGGTATAACAGGAGGGACTGGATTAACAATTTCAAATTCGCCAATTACTTCTTCTGGTAATATATCAATTAATTTATCTACACAATTACAGAATTTATCTAGTCTAATTACTACTGGAATAATAACAAGGACTGGTACTAATACTTTTACAACTCGTTCTTTAAGTGTTGGAACAGGTTTAACTATATCTAATGTTGATGGTATATCAGGTAATCCTACTATAAATCTTGGTAGTCAGTTACTAGAATTAGCTAATTTATCTACTACTGGAATAATAGCAAGGACGGGTACTAATATCTTTACTAGTAGAACAATAACAGCAGGAGGAAGTGGATTGACTGTTAGTAATGGCGATGGTGTATTAGGGAATCCTACTACCATCTTAAGCACACAATTACAGAATATCCATAATTTGAATAGTTTAGGTTTCATATCTCTTACAACTACAGGAATAGGTACTAGTAATTTTGTTAATAGAACATTAACATCTGGCTTTGGAATAGTAATAACTAATTATGATGGGGTAAGTGGAAATCCAATAATTGGTATAAACAAATCATCTATTCCTTTAAATGATCTTGATATAAGTGGTGATATTGATACTCATGGTTATGATATTAGAGGTTTACCGCTTACTCCAGAAATATCTACATCTGCAACAAGTAGAAATTATGTACTAAAAAAAACGGATACTTTTCAAACATTAGCATATTCAAGAGCGTTAGTTTGGGATACAAAATTAGGTAACATAGCTTTTTTAACTTTAACTGGAAATTGTGCAATTAAAAATATTTTCTGGGATAGCGATGGTATAGCTAATTTTATTTTATATGTTAAACAAGATACTGTAGGTAACAGATCGTTGGGGATTTATAATATTTATAAAAACACATCTACATATACTGATATGGATATTTCTACTGGAGCATCACAAGTTGATTGTTTGATATTTAATAAATCGGGCGAAACAGGTAAATTGTATTTGATAAATCATATTAAAAATTTGGTTTTAGTACCAGGTCCTACTTATAAGTATGTTAGTACTGCCTCAACGTATTCTATTCTCATACCGCCAAGCGATAGCTTTAAATGTAGAATAAAGTTGCTTGCTGCTGGTGGAGGTGGAGGAGCGTATGCTTTAAATCAAGGAAGTAGTGGAGCAGGTGGATTTACAATATATGAATTTGATACTGCAAATTATATTGGTCAATGGTTATATTTTAAAATAGGACAAGGAGGAGTTGGAGGTACTTTAGGTAGTTATGCTGGTACTGGAGGATACCCTAATGGTGGTAGAGGTATTTCAGGAGATACATATCCTGGAGGTGGTGGAGGTAGAACAGAAGTAAGGATAGGATCTTCTAGCGGTACGTTATTAGCAGTTGCAGGAGGAGGTGGTGGAGGGTCCGGATATTCCACTAATGGTCTTGGAGGAGGTGGTGGTAATACAGGTCAGGATGGTGTATATACAGGTTCAGGAGGAAAACAGAATGCAGGAGGATTAAGTAATCCTAATCCTGGCGTTGAATTAATAACTCAAGCCGGTTATTTAGTAGGTGCTGGGCCATCAATTAATATAACAAGTTCTAATTATGATTGCGGAGGAGGTGGTGATGGATATTATGGGGGAGGTTGTTCAGGAGGAGATGGAAGAACTTCTGGTGGTGGTTCAGGTTATGTGAATAACACTTTTACCGGATATATAATCGGAACAACATATGTTGCAAATGGAGTTAATATCCCATCTATAGCAAGTAGCGATAGTGATTTTAGCGGTGGTTATGGTGTTGGACGTGCTGGTGTTGCTAGCGGTACTGCTTTAACCGGCGGAAATGGTAAAGTAGTAATAGAATTTATTTAAAAAAGAATATTTTCTATCTTATATTTTTGAAAAATTAGGTTTAGATAATCAGATAGAAATTTGACATTGAAGTAGATTTAATTTAGAATTACTAATAATTATAAATTTTTGAGAGTAAATACATGAGTGAAAATCCAATAGATATTATCCAACTTCTTCCTAAATATGTTCAAGCATTATATAGTGATGGTGTGCTTTATTTTTCAGGTGAGTTAACTATTGCAACAGAAGCTAGGAAACTTACATTACAAAATGATATAAATCTTATTAAAGAACAATTAGCTAATTTAGAAAAAATATTAGGTTAAAATAATGGAACAAGAAAATAAACAAGAAAATAAACAAGAAAATAAAATAGAAAGTTTAATAGAAATTACAAAAATATGTGAATTAAATGAATTAATAACTAATTTTTCAGTTCTTAATGATTTTATTAAACAATCTGTAATGTATATTTCAATTAAAAAGGGTAAAAAAGAAGAAATAATAATAGAAGATATTGATTTATTTACTGAAAAATTTAATAAAATGAAAGCCATCGTTGATAAAATAGTTAGTTATTAATGATTTTTATTAATAATATTAAAAATAATTTTGAAAATTTATCTAACACAAAAACAGTTCTAATAAGTGCTGAAAAGCAAACTATTATAACTTCTTTACGATGTACAAATATTACAGATATTAATGTTCGTATAACTGTCGAAGATGTAATGTTATTAAAAAGCCCTATAGAAAAAGGATACATTTGTTATAATTTATTATTAACTCCTAATCAGACAACAGACTTATTAATGGTAATTAAAGGTAATAGTTCGGAAATTTCAGAACATTTGATGTTTAATGGAGATAATTTAGTTTGTTATAGTTCATCTTATGGAGAAGTTTTTTCTTGTATATTAACTGGTTATGAGTTGTTAGAAACATGAATAAAAGACAGATATTAGATGATTCAAAAGAATTATTTAAATATTTAGCAGAATCTCAAATAAGGAAAAATTGGTTTGAGAATGATATTATAAATAGTAATTATTATTATAATAAACAATGGAATAATTTTAAGGATAAACAGGGTTTGCAACAAATAGGTTGTGAACCTATAACTATTAACAGGATTAAACCAATTGTTGATAGATATTTAAGTATACTAATAAAAAGCGGTAAAAGAGTTGGTTTTTTACCTGTAACTAATTCTCAATATCATTTCAATTTAGCAAATTATATAAAAAACTGGGCTTTTAATATTCAAAGTCAAAATAGCCATATGTTTTATTCTAGTTTAAAGTGTCAGTCAGCTTTAACTAGTGGTATTGGTTGGTCTCATTTTTATTATGAAAACAATAGGTTCTGTTATGAATGGGTAAATAGTAGAGAAATGTTTTTTGACCCTGATGATTTAAGTCCTAGACTTGAAAATCAGAATGTTATTGCAAGAAGTTATTTTATTAATGTTATTAAATTAAAAAATTTATTTCCAAAATATTCGTCTGAATTTGATGATATGATATTTAATAACAAAACCAATCAATATTTAAATATTAATGATTATAATGCAATACCTACAGATATTTGGGTAAATGGAAAGTCAATACGGATAGTTGAGTTATATACTAAAAAATCAGATAAGTATTTTGAAGCAGTTTGTGATATACAAACAAATGATAATAATGATAGACAGATAGATAATACATATAAAGAATTTGATGATACTATATTTACTACTTTTAATGAAGATTTAGTAAAACAGAAAGCAACAGGTAAAGCAGATATAAAAACAGGTACTAAAATTTATAAAACTGTATTTTGCAACGATATATTAATTTATCATGGAGCAATAGCTGAACAAGTACCTAATCAAACATTTTTTCCATATGTTCCTATGGTTTACTCAAGAAGTACAAGTGGTGAGTTCATAGGTAGTACAAATTACATGATAGAATTACAGGATTTGTGGAATGTTGAGGTGTCAAAGCTATTCCATTATGCTAATTCTAAATTAACGATGTGTAATCCTAAAGCAAGTAGTATGGATTATGAACAATTTGTTAAGATGTATAATATAGAATCCAAAAAGAAAAGGGGTTTTATACAGGTAGACCCAAAAGATATTACTGTTGTTGATAATAGCAATGATATAAAAGGAATTCTTAGCTCACTTGATATGTTAAATAGGGAGTTTCAGAATTTATCAGGATTATTTGATGATTTTGCAGGGAAACCTACCAATGCTGAAAGTGGTGTAGCTATACAGAATAGGATTAATACTACTTTAAATGCTCAGAATCCTTTAGTACTTGCTTATGAGTATATGCTTACTTCCGAGGGAAGATTAATGCTTGATACTTTAAAGGGAATAGAAAACTTTAAACAGGTAATATCATTTTATAATGAGGGAAAACAAGATAGTGCTGTTATTGATAGTGATATATCATTACTTAATTTTGAAGTTTATCCAACAACTTCACCTAACTTTAGTTCTAGTATTGAAGAAGAGAAAGAAATATTTAATACTATTATAGGTAGTGGGCTTGCAGATATGTTATTGTCATCACCTTATTTCTTGCAACAAGAGGGTATAGGTGAGGTGTCAAGTTATAAGTTATCTGCTGAATATAAAAGGGTTGTAGTTGAAAAAATGCAATTACAACAAGGTATAATTCCAAATCAACAAGAGGATACAAATGAGTGATAATGATTTAGATAGTGTACTTGGTGAGATACATGATAAAATTAAAGTCTCTAAAAATACGGAAAGTAAAAAAGATATTACTGATATAAAAGTTGAAGATGAAAAAAAAGCTGATATAGAAGTTACAGAAAAAACAATAGAAGTTGAAAGTAAAGATATCGGTATTGAAGAAGAAAAATCTGTTAAGGATGATAAAAAAGGGGTTGAAGATAAACCCGATCTTGAAAAACAGATAAAAAGTCTGGAAAAAGCTTTAAACGATACTAAAAGAACTTATCAGACTACTAATCAAAAATTTGTTTTAAGTAAAAAGAAATTCAACTCTACAATTGAGGAATTGAAAAAATCTATACTTGATCCTAATAATACATATCTTGATGAAGCTGAGTTTAAGGATGCTGTTAATAAACTAACTTCAATATTTGATTTTAAAGAAGATGAATTGGAAACAAAAGATGAGATTTCTGGAGCTGATAGTAAATCAAAAACAATTCTTGAAAAACTTGAGAATGAATTTCAAAATTTTAAAAAATATAATAAATCAAAAGAAATTGATAATAATTATAAAGCGTTTTATGATTCAGTCCATTTGCTAAATATTGATGAAAGGCAAAGTTTATTAGATTATCTTGAGGAAGCAGAGCCAACTGATGCTATAGAAAAGTTATTGATTCTTGGTCAGGATTATAGAAATATTTTTGAAAAAGGATTAAAAAAACATAAAAATATATTTGCGTTTGTTAACAGCTTGCAAGATGAAATATCAAAATTAAATGAACAAATTAACACAAATAAAGAAAGTGTTGACAATTATTTTGATAAAAACGATAATAAACAGATACATTCAAGATCATCAAATTTTAGTAGAACTAAAAAGCATGATGATCATTTGGAAAGTTTATTTGATATGTTACAACAGACATAATTAGTATTACTTTAAAGCGTGTGAACTTACTTTAAATATTATTAGTTATTTACCTAATAAGTATTAATAAACAATTAATATTAATTAATAAATAACGAGGTAATTAGAATGGCTATATTTAATTTTAGTCAACCAAAAGATCAGAATAAATTTCAGAGAGACGTATTAGACCCATTTTGGAAAGAAATGTTGGCAGAAGACCCTTTTAATAAATATATGGGTTCTACTGGCAATTCAATGATAGCTTTACAAAAAAATGTTGATAAGGGTAAAGGTGCTGAACTTGTGTTTAGCATGACTTACAACAGTAAAGTAAATGAGGTTTATGACGAAAATACTTTAGAGGGTAAAGGAACTTTAGATACACCTGTAAACTGCACAATGAATATAGGTAAAACTAGATTTGCAGTAGGTGCTAAAGATTTTGATATTGCTGAATATCTAGCTAAATTTCAATTTACTAAAAGTGTTAATGAACAAATAACAATTAAACGTGAGCTTTTAACTAAAAGAAGAAATATCAACCAGTTTGCTTGGTGTTTTGCTTATGGTAGTAAAGGTAAAAATGATCATATAAGTAAAGATTATATATTAGGTGATAATCAAGTAACTAGTGATTTTGAGAGTTATTTTACACCTAAGATTAAAACTTGTGTTATTAATCAAATTGATGCTAACGGCGATGGCATTAGTTCTGATCGTGTATTATTTGGTGCTGAATCAATAAGAAACGTAATTGCCGCAGGTCAAACAGTTCAACAAAGATGTGCTGTCGGTGCTCCCGGAAATAACGGAAATATAGGAACAAATGATTATGCAGATGGAACTAGTGGTTATTGTAATATTGACCATTTAAATAATTTGATTCAAATGGCTAAAACTGGAGGTAGAAAAATAAATACTGAAGGGTCAATAAAACCAATGTACTATGTTAATTATCAAGGTTTTAAAGGTATGGGTTATACATATTTTATAGGACCACGTGTTAAAGCTAGATTCTTAAAAAATCCTATTGTGCAACAGATGCTAATTAGACCTTTTAGAGAAGATGGTCAACCCACTTATTTTAATGGTACTGATTATATTGGTAGAATTAATGGTACTGATATTGTATGTATTGATGAGTTTGATTACTTAAACTTTACAACTGATGCTAATATAGATATTGGTTATGGAGCTTTATGTGGTTCAATGGCTTTTGCTAAAGCTATTTGTACTACACCTAAGATTACTATAAAAGAAATGGATCATGAAAATCAGTATGAGATGGGTATACGACTTCTTGATGGTATGAAAGTTATTAAATTTCCATCTAAAAGATATCAGAATGTAAATACATTCCCATATCTAGAAACTGGTATTATACATTCTTTTACATTAATTTAATAAATAGGTATAAAAAATGAATTTAGTTATAAAATATACAATAACTGGAGTTACTAACGTTTCCCAATTGACAAATGATACCGAAACTTTAGGTATTACAGGACTTAATTTTGTAGGATGTAATGCTGCTACAACAATGGCTTTAACTAATGCTGTTGCTACTAATAATAGTGATAAAGCTAGTGTTTTACCAGCAGTTAACAATTTTACTAGTGGTACTTATGTTGATAAAATAATTGCAATAACTATTCCAAACACTCTTGATGGAACTACTATTAATTATCTATCTGTACTTTTATCAAACATAGGTATTAATTCTGATATAGTTGGAGTAGAATTTATAGGTTTAAATAGAACTGAAACAAACAATATAGCTGCGTTTGCAAATCATGTAATAATTAGAAATAGTATTAACTTTTCTGTTAGTAAATCCAGATTAATTATTAGTATTCCTAATAAATCATCTATTTTAAGTTTTGCTACAACTGCTAATGATTTAGTAGGAGCTGATGCAGCTGCTATAATGGCACTTATGAATGCAGCACGCCCGGCACTTGCTACATCATTCCAAGGAGCTATACTTAATTTAAGAATAACTTATAAAAACTAATTTAAATGAATGTTACAGAACTTATTGATACAATATCTCAATTTGCTTTTGGAACATTAGCGACAGAAAGACAACGTAAGGAATACTTACGTTGTCTTAACTTTGCTAATAATGATATTTATTTAAAACTAAGAAATTATAAAGAATTTTTAAATTATAAAGAACAGAAAATTTTTTTTAATAATCTTGATAATTCTTTTGAATTTGAATTTGATTTTAAGAGTAATAGATTAAGATCAATTTATAATCATAGTATTAAACTAAGCTCTTTTGATTTACTTACAAATGATACTCTTTCCTTAAGTGAAAAGCAGTATTACATAATACCAACTGAAAATAGAGTAGTACTAGGATGCAAAGATTATCCTAAAGATATTGAAAATGACAATTTTGTTAAGATATTTTATATACCTAAATTAAAAATTCTAGTTGAAACAGTAAATGATGAAGATGTTGAGTCAAATATCGTTATTTATGATGCACTTGTAATGCAAACATTAGTTATTGGAGCAGTATTTTATATATTCTTAACGACTAATGGCCAAATGACTAAATTATCCACTGTATATACACTATATAAAGAAAAATTAGGTGATATTATAGACTTCTATACGAGTGTTTAAATGTCAAAAATTATAAATAATTTTCAAGGAAGAGATAATGCTGTTGTATTTAAAGCAGCTAGTAATGGTATTAATTCAAATTCAATAGATAATATAACATATGCTAAATATATTCAAAATATGATTTTGAATGAAGATAATAATTTGTCTGTAAGAAATGGTACAAGAATTGTAGCAAATCAGGAAATAAATCAAGATGTTATTTATAATGATCAATTAAAATTGATGAATTATATTAATATTAATGGTAATTCGGAAATTATTACTTATCAAACTTATTTTATAAAAACTCCTTATATAATTTATGACACAAATGTTACTATAACACGATTAGTAGATAATTTAACACAAATAGCAATTGATATACGACCTTTAAATGAATATGAAAAAAGTATTTTATACAATTATTTTTTTGAAAATGTTTATATTTTTATAGAACAAGAAAGTTATTCTGATAAATGTGAAATATTTGAAGTTGAACAACGTGATGAAGATATAGTTTTTAAAGTAAATCTTGATATAAGTTTTTTTGATAATACTCTCAATTTATGGATAGAAAGAGCTGGAATATATAAATTTATAGATTCAGACGTTATAGATAAATTAATTCCATTAGGTTTAGATCTGAATCCTAGTGTTATTGTGTCATATATTAATTATCAAAGATACTTAATAATATGTAATGGTATTGATCCTGTACATTATTATGATGGAAATTTTTTAAAAGAGTTAAAAAGTGACTATCAAATAATTCAAATATCTATTACAAAAACTTCTAATAAAACATTATATTTAATAGTATCACTTAATTATGAACCAGAACTAAGAAAAAATTTACTTGTTGGTAATATTGTTAAGGTAGTTAGTGGTTTAAGATTGGAAACCGCTAATAAAATTGAATTAGTTAATTTTACAGACTTTGATGAACATAGTATAAAAATTGATTTAACATTTAAAGATAATTTTATAGGTGAACCTACTCACATTCTATATTTAAAATCTATACCTGCTTTTAGTTATATAAATATTATTAATGATAGATTATTTGCTTTAGATAGTGGGGGTTCTTTTTATAAAAAATTCAGAGATCCTAATAAATCAATGTTGGTTTATTATTGTGAAAAAAGAAAATCAATATTTAATTGGTATACTCAAAAAGGAATTATTGAATCTATAAATCTTGCTTCTAATAGCAATAAAATAGATGATTTGCAATGTTTTAATACCTATCAAGGAAGAATATTATTTTGGGGTAAAGAATCAGTACAAATATGGATAGGTAATGATCCAACTGTTATTAATGATGGTCAGAATATAGAATTTAGTGATTTTAGATGGCAGAAAACTGAACCTGTTGGGATTTTCAGTAAAAACATGTTTGTTGAATTGCCAAATGTTTTTATTTTTCTATCAAAATTTGGTATTTGCAGTTTAAAGATAGATGGCTTTAATAATCTTAATATAGATTTGTTTTTTGCAGATAATGTAAATAGTTATATAAGAAAACAGCTTGAAAATTTAACTACTGAAAGAGAATATAGGAATCTTAATTGTTTCGTATATCCTTATGGAGGTTTTATAGGATTCAGATTTATACATAATTGTTATATTTATCAATTAAAAGGTAAGGGTTTCTGGACAATATTTACTCAAAATTTTTCAGATAGTAAAACTTTTCTTTATGATTCTGTTTCTAAAAATCTTTATTTAGCTAATAAAGGTAATGTTCTAGTATACTGTGATAAATTAAAATATAAAAATTATATGGATATGGAAAATAATCCTATACCATTTAATTTATATTATAATTGGTTTAATATTACAACTACTTGGTATAATGAAAATATATATTTAAGTTGTCAATCAAGTGAAGATATATTAGTTAAAATACAAATATATTTAAATTATGATATGTCAGATTATCAATTAACTGAAATAAAAGTTAATCAGATAGATAGTAAGTATGATATAAGCAGATTTGATATTGATAAGTTTTCCAATAATAAAAAATCTATTTATCCACAGGAAACATTAAGATTTCACACAGATAGTATTTCTTTAAAAATAAATGGTATTGCTTATAAGGAATTTATTTTTGATAGTTTATACTTAGCTGGTGGTATTAATATAGAGAAAAAAAACTAGTAAAGATGTCAGTTAAATTATTAACACAGAATTTAGAATATTTCAAATATTCTAATAATATTATTAAATCAGTAGAAATTGATAACAGATTTAATGATATTGTTAATTATTTGAATGATGAGATTATCTATAGAATAAATAATTTAAATGACAATATTATTTTAGGTTCTTTATTACAAAATGATATTAATAGTATTCTTAAAAGTAATGATGAGAATGGATATAGATGGAAAAAAATAAATAATGCAGATTTTATAGATTATTCGATAGATATACGAAAATTTAATTATAAAAATATCACCAACTCGATTTTCATAAACTCAACTAAAAATGATGTTATGCAAATTCAAAACTCTGATATGAATAATTTTACTATAGTTTATAGTAGCAAATTACAAAAGATTACTTTTGATAAACTTTCAAATGAATTTATTGATCCAGTAACTAAAATAACTGGTGATAAAATAGCATATGGATCAATTAGTGTTTACAATTTATTAAATATTGAACCACTTCTTTTAGAAAATAGTGTTATATCGGATTATATTAAAGATAGAGCAATAACTACGTCTAAAATTGCTGATAATTCATTAAATTTAAGAATTTTCGATAGTGATAGTAGGAGATTACTTAATTATTATATTTGGAATAAAATTATTCCTGAAAATTTTATTAATTTAAATAGTGTTGGTAATATAAATAATATTATTAGTAAGTGGGATAGAACATTTTTGAAAAACTATGCTTTTGATAGTGAATTACCAATAGGGATAAATATAAAAAAACCATATACTATTCCAATTAGTAAATTTACCAATTTTTATGTAAAAAACATTATTAAATATTATGTAAATGGTGTGGGGGTAACTGATTTATCATTAACAGATCCAGCAGGTAAGAAAGTTGGAGCTGAGAAAATATATGTATTATCATCTCATTTATTTAAATCTAATTCTATTAATTCAAACAGACTTTTTTGTTGGGCCCATAAGGTTAATGATGCTGATAAATGTTATAATATAAATGATATATTATCTAAAAATACAATAACTATTGAACATTTAACACCGGCAATAAGACAAAAACTTGGTTATATATGATAAATAATTTTACAAGAGATAGTTGTTTTTTTCAGTCTTTATCAGAAAGTAATATGGATATTACATATAATGATTTTGATAATGAAATAAACAATCTTGTTAATTATTTAAATAGGAAAGTTGTTACCACAATAAATAATATTGGAGAAAATTCATATAGTGGCATTTTAGATAATGCTAAATACATAATAAAAAATATAGGTAATGGAAAAGTAACTTTTGATAGCCTCAAGGACGTAAATTATGAAAATAATGGTATTGGTTTTTATAAAATAGATAATATATTTCTTGATCCTTTCTCTCTTCTGTTTGTAAATAGTACATCTGAAATCACTTTATGTAGCATTAAGTTTAATAATGATGATGGGGGAGGAATATTTGGTAATATTAATGACTATAAAATAGGAATAAAACTAGAGGGTAAAAATTTTTACGAAGAAGCAATATTATCTAATAATATTGCTTCTAACACGATAATAATAGATCATATAAATGATGCTGGAAAAATACATCTACTACAAAATATACAAGTAGAAAATAGACATATTATTAATGAAAGTATTGGAAATAATAAAATTGCTTATAAAGCAATAACTTATAATAAACTAGATCAAGAAATAAAAACATATAGAGAAAGGGACGATATATTTTTAACGTATCAAGATAATTCAATTAGTGTTAATAAGATAAAAGATAATAGTTTTGATATGAGATTGATTTCAAATAATCTTAATAAATTTGGTAAAGGAATTTTAGATAAAAGAGTAATTCCTTTAAGGGAAGTAGTAATAGCTAAACCTGACAATTTAGCAAATGAAACAATAGATACATATAAACTATGTATCTATAGTATATCTAGAGCTTATCAATTAAACACATATGAAGAACCTCAATCAGATAAAGTTTATTTAAATCCAGATTACACTAAAACACTTGATTTATATAATAGTGTAAGTAAACAACTAATTGATTCTAATAATTATTTGAGTCAATTGTATAATTTATGTATATTTCAAGGAATGGCTTTGTTAACAATTGATGATTTAAATTCTACTATTGTTTCAGAAAATTATGATATATATCAAACATATTTAGAACGTGTGAACAATTATCAAACCCAAAAAAAATATTATGATAATTTATATGCTTATTTAATTAATATAAATGCTAATTTACAGAAAATACCTAAAAATATTTATACCCAAGTACCACCTATTATTTATCAAAAACTAGAAGCTGTACCTAATACTAAAGCTTATAAGAAAGTTTCAAATCAATCTAGTATTAAATCATATCATTTAAAAGATAATAGTTTTAATATACTTAATATTCCTGATAGGATTAATTATAATAATGTACCAAATGAAAAGTTTATAAACAAATATGCTCTTCATATAAATCTACAACGTGTATTAGGTCTTGTATAATGTTAGATAATTACGTTAGAAATAAAGAACAATTTAAAATTTTAGCTAATACAGTAAAACATTTTAGAACAGCCGATTTATATAAAGAATTTGATGATCTTGGTAATTATTTCAATAATGTTTTAAGCAAAGAATTTGAAAAAATTCTTAATACAAGTCTTATTGTTGAATTTAATAAGTTTCTTAGTAATGTCGGTAATGGTAAAATTGAGTGGGTAGATATTATAGACATTATAGATAATAACTCTATACCATTTAATAAATTACAAAAAATACCTTCTTCATCAGTATTATGTACTGATGAAGAAGGTAAAATAATACCTATAGTTTGTAATATTGATTTTGGTATTTTATTCGGTAGGTATAAAAATACTCATATTTGGCGTAAATTATTAAATGAAGATATTAAGGATCAATCGATAACGGGTAATGAAATAAATATATTAGATCAAATAAATCTAGCTGGTAGTTTAATAAATGATTTTTTATCAGTAAATATACTTGAGACAAAACATTTTACAGATGGTAGTATTACATCAGATAAAATAAAAAGTACATCTTTAGATAGTAGTTTTTTTTATTTATCACAAAATGATCAAGATACACCTTTTATACCTGATAGATATAAAAATGTTATTGGAGTAAATAATTTAGCTGCTTTTAGTCAAGGATTTTTAGATCCAAGTAAAATTATGGATAAAACTATTCTTCCAATTTATAATCCTCAATTATTTTCACTTAGGGAATATTCAAATAATAAAAAATATTTGTTTAAAGATTCATATGAGTTCCCAGAAAATCCAGATTTAAATGTAGCAGAAATATTGGAATCATATAATATAGTTCAGGAATGCCTTGAAGATGATCATTTAATAGCTTATCAAGATATTGGCAATTGGGAGAATATTCCATGGTACGATAATTACAACGAACCACGTTACTTTCAGCAAGGATATATTGACAGTAGTAATTGTAAACTTGAAGGTAGATGTATTCCACATGGAACATTAAGATTAAGACATTTTAGCGATGAAGTACGACAAGCATTAATTGCTAAAGGAGTTACCGACGATGATTAAAGTTTACTTTAAGAAAGATACAATAAACATATTGTTATACAATAACGGCAATATAACTGGTATTATAAGAGTGTTTAAGAGAACTGATAAGCAAGGAGTGCTTGATTTGTTTATACGCATCCCATACCGCTGTAGGTGGCTTAATAAGGAGTTGTATTTGAATCTTAGAAGCAAGTTTATTGATATATGCTCTAAAGTAGGTTATGATATAGTTATTACAAGGCTTAACAACATCAAGAGTTTGAGGTTACTTAATCATTTTGGATTTATGAAGTATAATGAAAAATATTATTATTTAGGTATTTGCTGATGGGTGGGTTCTTTGGCGGTGATGACGATGAAGCTCCACCGATAAATTTTACACCTTATACACCTATTGATGCTACTAAAAATAACCCCTCTATTAACTATATGAGGATGTTTGATGCAGTAAGCGGGCAGGAGTTTGTATTTAAAAAATCGCCTAAAGGAGAGCGTTATCTACAACTTAAAAATCTCATACAACAAAAAAAGGATGAGTATAACAGAACTAGTTCTAATACTAATTTTGGCAATTTGGGATCAAATATAGATATTATGGGAAGATTGCAATCCGAAATATCTAATTTGGAAAATGAAGCATCTTCGCTTGAAAATTCTGCCGGTGATACAGAAATTCAAATTAACGATTTATCTGGTAGAGTACCTTTAGATGCTCCTTTTGAAACATTGTTGCCAGAAATAGCTAATTTACCTAATGTTAATTTGAATTTACCGCAAATTAGAGAATTATTACCTTTTGAAATGCGTTATGCGGCTGCTGTTAGTGATGTAAGTAATAGGCTTAGGGATTTGCAGGATACAATAACAGGTCTTGAAGTATCTGACCCTATGACAATTGAGCGTTATGGTCCAATGATAAGAGCATTCAAGGATGCAAATAAGCTTGCTATGGATAGGGGTTTTGATATCAGATACAACGGACTTGATGCAAAACTTCGAGAAATGGGATTAAACAACTCAACTACTGCTCTTGGGACTATGATTAGCTTGCAAAAGCAGAAAGTAGACACAGAAATAGAAAATAACTTTAAAGAATACGCTTTTGCAAATAATCTGAAACAGCAATCAATAGACAATTTAATTAAGTCTGGAAATACTATAGCACAAGAGGGTGATTTAAGGTACAAGCAGTTTGCTCAGGATAGTGATAACCAGCTTAAAATTAGACAACAGGATTTAGGTGTTGAGGAATTAGAGCAACAAAGAGCTAACGCTATATTAAGTGCTCAAATACAGGAAAGACAGCAGGATTTAGCAACAGAGGGATTAAAACTTGATAGAGGTAAAGCAGAAAGGCAATCAGAGCTAGCAAGACGTGAACTAACTTTAAATATGCTTGTAAATAGAGACCCTAGTAAGATGGGGCTTAACTTTATTTCTAATAACAATACCAACGCTGTTAATGCGATAGGAGTTACTAATGATGCTATGTATAAGAAACAAGCTAATGAACTGCAAGCATCCGGATTAGAACAGGAAAGGTTTAAGAATGAGCAGGCAGCACAAAGCGATCCATTTGGCACTATAATCAATACTGGTGTTGGAGCATTTACAGGTAGTTTTGGTAAGTCTTTAGGTAAAAGTATATTTGATAAAAAATAATGAAAGATTACTCTGATATTTTAAACAGGAAAAAAACATCTGACAGATTAGGTGATGCTTTTACCGATCAAGCTAATTCCATGAGACCTATGAATGTCGGTCAAAGACGTGAACAGGCATTACTTAGAGGACTTGGTGTTGGATTAAATAGCGATGATGAGAGAGAAGCTAAACTTGCAGAACTTGAGAATATGTCAAAAGAACTCTCAATGAATAAGTATGCTCTTGAAATGGAAAGCGGTAAGAATGAGCTTACAAAACAAAAAAACTTAGCTTTTTTTAATGAAAACCAAGCTGCGTTATCCCAATTAAGTGAATATATTTATGCGGGGAAACATAGTGAGGTTGATATGTTAGCTCCTGAAATATTAAAAAGTTATAGCGATATAACAGGAAATAAAATAGGTAAATTCAATCATTACAAGAATGGTTATGCAACATTTATAGATGAAAGCGGTGATCCTAAAACTATTAACATTAAGAATTTAATACAACCAGTAATGGATTTGCTACCGCCTGATCAGAAAAAAGAATATAGAGGATTCCTTAGCCCATTGCAGAATGCAGATATTGATAGGATGGTCAAAGCACAAGAATTACAAATGGAAAAATATCAAGCAGATATTGAGGCAAGTAGAGCTCATAGTGAATTGTATAAGTCGCAAGCGGAAAAAGCTCGTAATGATGTAAAAAACCCACCTATGAATGATCAACAAAAAATATTATTCAAAGCTGATGTTGACAGTAATAAAGAATACATAAAAGATGTTGGTAAAAAAATAATATCAGATAAAGTTCTTGTGAAAACTTTAAATGAAACAGAAGAAATGTTAATAGAAGCTGCTAAAAAAGGACAGGTAGGAAGTGATTTATTAGCACAAGCAAGAAGAAAATGGGGTAAATATATTAGCGGTAACAACAAAGAAATGACTATTGTAGATATGGCTAAAGCAGCATATTTTGCAAGAGTTAAGGAAGCTGGTGGTAGTAACCCATCTACTACTGAATTTTTAACAGCTTTAGAAACAATACCTAATACTGACAAGAATTTATTAGCTTCATTAAATATATTAAGAAAAGATAAAAACAACGCTCTTAATAATATATACAGATTTAATAATATTGAAAAAAATCTAAGAACTAATAATTATCAAGGAAGCCCTTATGATAAAAATGTTGTAAATTTTAATGAAGATGAATTTAATAACTATGTTAAAGAAAACTCATCTAAAAAAATAATTAAAGTATCAAAAGTTAATAAAAACACAGGAAAAAAGGAAATTATTGAAATACCTTTAGAAGATTATGAAGAAGTTTATAATGATGGATACAGTTTTGTAGGTAAATAATGGAAGACAAAGAAGATTTTGAAACTCTTAAACAAAGAAAAATACAAAGTGGAGAGTGGAGAATTGTAAGTCCAGAAGAGTCTGGTATTTCACCTGAAGAACCTTCTTTTAAAGAAAAAACAACCAGTTTTGGATATGGTTTTAATAAAGGATTAGGTAAAACTGTTGACAGTGTTGCCGCCGCTGGTAATGCTTTATTAGGTGGAGTTCAAGGTGCAACTGCTAATGTAACGGGAGCGTTAGGTATGGATAACATATCTAAAAATTACAGAGAACAAGCAGATCAAGCCTATAATGATGCTAATGAATTATGGAATGGTAAAGTAGCAGAACAATACGTTGAAGATAATTTAAAACCTGATGCTATAGAAAAATATAAAGGTACTGATCAACAATATGTAATAGACAACTATGTATCTGCCGGTCATACAGTAGAATCTTTAGTTGAAATGTCTGCTGGGGGAGGTGTTTTAAAATTAGCTGGTAAAGGTGTTGCAGCACTTGTTAGCAACCCTAGTGCTAAAAATTTCTTGGTAAATAATAAAGTTACAAACTTTCTAAATACTCTAGTAAGTGTTGAGGTTAATCCAGTTAATACTACCGCAGCAGCTGTTGGAGGATATTGGGCTAATAACTTTAGAGAAGAAGATGAAATAGCAAGGGAGCAAGCACCAATAGAAGACACTGCAAGAACTCTTGGTGGTTATATTGCTGGTGATGTATCAGTAAGAGGTGGTTATGGAGTTGTTACTGGTGGGGCTAAATATATATTAAAAACAGCTCTGCCAAAAACCATGTATAATAAAGTAATGGAAAATGTAGCTGAACTTAAAGAACCTTTTGTAGAGGGGTTATACAAATCATTAGATACTGTTCAAGAAACTGCCGGTAACTGGATAAATGGTTTAGTATTCAAATCAAATACTGAAACCGGTAAATTAACCATGAAAAGATTAAGAGAAATTGAACAAGCATCTAAAGAAGCTATTGAATATGCTTCAACTGACACAGGAATAATGAATAAAACTAACACAAGTTTTGCTGCTTGGTTATTAAATAAAAAAGGAAATCCTGTTGATATGGAATTTCTTGAAGCAGTAAGTCCAGAACTCGCTAATATGATCAATAATGGTGCGGATAAAAAAACTATTATACAGGAGTTATCTAAAAATAAAGATTTAGTAAATGCTTATACATTGCAAAAAAATAACAATAAAGCAATAGAACTAGGTTTGTATTTACCAGATTATACATTAAAAGAAAAGATATTAAAAAATACAGAACAAAGTACAATTGATTTAGTAAAGAGAAATTTAGGTGATTTTACTAAAAATGCTAGCGAACTTACTTATACAAATAAGATTGAGGATTTTAAAACACTTTTACCTCAATTTAATAGTGTTTTAACAAAAGAAAGAAATTTAAATCACGATCAATATAGACAAATTTTAAATAGTAATGAGAATAGTATTATTAGTTTAGAAGAATTTTTACCTGAATTAAAACAACTATCAGACGATTTTAAAATATTCTCCCCTACCAGTAGAAATGATGCTGCTGAAATTTCAGCAATAGAACAAGTATCAGACACTTTTAATAGGTTATTTCAATCTTCTTCTGCTGCTGAAAGTAGAAATGTAAATGGAAGAATAGTAAAAAATGCTATAAGTCCAATAGAGCTTGTAAATAAAAGACAAAGTTTAAATGATATTTCATATAGAGGAAATAGCAATGTCGAAGAGTTACAAAGAAAAGCTGTATCATTAATTGATAAAATAATTGAGAAAAACACGAATTTGGGTAATTTACCAGAGGAATTTATAACATCATATAGAAAAGCTTTAGATTTTGATTCTAAAGTTTATTTCTCTTTTACCCAAGATGAAATTATTAAAACAATACTACAAGGTGAACCTACTGGCTATATATCTAACATAATGAACACCAGTAAAGGTGTTGAGCAAGTAAGAAAAGCTTTAAGTAATACTACTGAACAATATAAAAATTTTCATACTAAAGAAGATATTTTAAAACAAAATAAACAATTAGCAGATAACTATTATAGAAAGATATTATTTGCTTACAGAAGAGGTCTTAATAAAAAACCTTTACCTAGTGAACACGGTTTTATTGACAAAGATGGTTATGAAATAGGAAAAATATATACAAATACAAATACAAATACAAATACAAATACAAATACAAATACAAATACAAATACAAGTACAAGTAATGTTATTAAATTTCTTAGTAAAAAAGATGTGGAAAAAGCACGTGAATTTAAAAATGCAGGTAATGATCGAGGTTTATCTAATATAGCTCATAAATATAACTTGGATATTGGTGAAAATAGGGAAATAATATCAAAAATAGATGGTAAAGCTAAAGAACTTTTTGATGCTCTAAGACAAATAAAACTTAAAAAACTTATATTAGATGATTTTATAAATTATGAAAAAACCAATAGTAAATTTGATTTCAATACATTTAAAACACAAAGCAATATTTTAAACAATGAAAATCTAATTAGAAGTTTAGTTAGAGATGAAAAACAAGCTGAATTTATTATAAAAAGACTACCTGTTGTCTTACAAAAAGTTGGTGAAATAACTGACAAAATAAAAATAAATATTAATAGTGATAAAAATATCAAAGGTGTGTTAAGCAGGTTTACAACTAAAGCTGCTGTAGCTGGAGCAATTGGTAGTGCAGTAGGTCTTGGACCAATAGGAACAATCATTGGAGCTGGCACTGTAAACTATATTTCTAACACAATTATGAGGGGTGTTGCTAACAGTTTTGATAGACCAGAAACAACAGCTAAATTAATTGGACTAATTGAGAAAGGAAGTGAAACAAATATCTTGAAGTTTTTATTAAAACAAGGTAATGTTTATTCTTATGATGCCATCAAAAAAGACGTTGGTGGTAGTAAAACCATCTTAAAAGAAAAAGCAATAAATAGTAAAGACTGGTTACTTGAACCACAAGACGTTCCTTGGTATGCAAGATGATTAATTTATTATTATTTTTTACTTTTTTATTATTGTATTGTGTTACTATAAGTTTCATATTTACAAAAAAAATTGATGTAAAATCAATATACAGAATTTTTTTATAAATTTGATTTTTACTATAGGTAGTGAAGACTATAAAAAATTCAAATATATAAGTTATAAATACTATTATTATAAATTAAAAAATGAACATCTTTTACAAGATAATAAAGCATATAAAATCTTGGAATCTAATCCAAGTGAATCTTGTACTTGTAAATATTCTACTCCTAATGATGCTAGCAACAGCAAAAGACCTTGATCATTTTGTAAAGGTATTTGGACAGTTATCATTATCACTTGTAACTTTATTACAAGTTGTCCATGGTATAGGTGGATCATCTAATGGAACTGAATTAAGTGATATTGATGTTTGAGTTTGTAAAAACAACTCTTACAAACATAAATTTTTGGATAGGATTTATTACTTGTTTTATATTATTTTCGCATTACATATTCGGTAATGATAATGCTTTAGAACAATTAGGTGAACTTGTCACTCAAATACTAACCGGTCTAAAACTAGATTTCTCGCCACAATCATGAAAACTTCCCAAAAAGGATTGGATTTAATTAAGAAATTTGAAGGATTTACTGAGAGGGAATATATTTGTCCAGCTGGTAAATTTACTATCGGCTATGGCCATGTAATATTACCTAATGAAGATTTTCCACAACTAATGACAAGATTAGAGGGTGAATTACTACTTATAAAGGATTTAAAACCCCGAGAATCAGCATTAAATAAATTTCTTAAAGTAAAGATCAATCAAAATCAATTTGACGCTCTAATAAGCCTTATATACAATATAGGTGTTGAAAACTTTAAACAATCAACACTACTTAAGTTTATTAATGATAAATTATTTGATAAAATACCTGATCAGTTCAGACGTTGGAAATATATTAATAAAGTAGTATCAAAAGGGTTGCTTGCTAGACGTGAAGAAGAGATAAAACTATGGTTAGCTTAAAAAAACTTATAGGAGCTTTATTATTACTTCTAACAGGTTACTTAACAATGTCTTGTGATGATTTTTTTCTCACCTACTATTGAGATATTTAATAAATTTGAAAATCCAACTACTATAGATCAAAACCAAGAACAGAAGAAAGATGAAAGTAAAAAAATTCTAATTAACCAACAACAATTTTAATATGCTTATATTTGCTTACTTGAAAGAAATATTACTTGGTATTGTAGGATTCTTTGCACTTTACCTTTTTAATCGTAATAAAACCCTAAAGGCAGAGAAAGAAGTATTAGAACAGAATATAACAACTAAAGATAAGATAATAGATGTCCAAAATAAAGTTATGGAAGCTACAACAAGTGTTACTCATAGTGATATTGGCGATTCTATTGATAGGTTGTCAGGCACAAACAAGAAGTAGTATACCTACACTTAATCTTCCACCTCTGCCGTTAATGTCTGACTCTGCTAATAATGAATTTAAAAAACTTTGTATTCCTTATAATAAATGTGATAGTTTAAATAACTGGTTAAATGAATTATATTTATTTAAGCTAAAATATGATATCTATCGACTTGAATTATCCAAATAAACGTGATATATTGAATTTGCACATAAAAGGTTATCATACAACCTCTTTTTTTTATTGCTGGTAAAACCTAAAACCCTAAAACCCTAATTAGGGTTTTTTATTATTTATTCATCTTTTATAAACAAAGGATGAATCATATTTAACTTACTCTCAAAATCATCGTACGTATCAGATAATTTCATTAGTGTTACAACAGAACCTAGTAACTCTTTTAATTTGTGATAACCAATATCTCTAGTTAAACTTTGAAAATATCTAGCTGTATTATTACCATTTTTTGATTTTGGAGTTAACGCTTTTAATCTACCTAATATTTCTGGAGCTAATCTTTTGTAAATAATATTGTTAGTTAGATGACCAAAATATGATGGTATTTTTTGCTTTCCATATTCAAGGTTTCTTAATCTATATAATTGTTTGTAATAATCTAAAGGAAATGTATGAATCCAGCTTTGCAATTCTTTTGCCAGATAGTTTCTTAGAAGTATAGATAACTCATCTTTTTCTCTTTCTTCCTGATAACCAGTAGCTTCATCAATTAACGCTACAATACCTACTTTAGCAACACTTCTTATTATACTATCACATTGTTTAGCTATAACTAATTGTTCACTAGTTAATTTAATAGTATCTTTAGCATTTAAAACCGCACTACAAATATCTATAAGTAATGTTGCGTCATAACCATTTTTAGTTTTTCCTGTTGATAATTTAAAACTAAAAGGATTATTTATTTTTTCTATAATTTCTTCAGATAAAAAATTATTTATCCATTGAGAATTAGCAAACCTAACTAATCTATCACCCCCTTTTGGGTTAGTAGATAAAGCTTTTGCCATAGATATTTGTAGTGCGGTTTTAAATGCTAAAGATCCTA